AAAATATTAGTTGTGTAACAGCACAAGCAAAAGTAGGTAAAACATTTCTAGTTAAATTAATAGTTAGTGCAATTCTTAAAAAAGGTATTTTTCAAAATAGATTAATTAGCGAACTGCCAATTAACCGCGATAAAATTCTATATATTGATACTGAGCAAAGTAGATTTCATGTTAAATTAGGTTTATCACAAATAAAAGAAATGCTTGGAGAAAGCAATGAACACGAGCTTAATAGAATGAATGTTTATCAATTTGACGCTATTAGTACGTTACAGCGCTTAGAATATGTTAGGTGGTTAATTTATAATACAAAACCAGATTTTGTCGTATTAGATGGTGTTTCAGACTTAGCGCTTGATACTAATAATCTTAAAGAAGCCGATGAACTTGTTACAAATTTAAGAATTTGGGCAACTGATTGTAATTGTCATATACTTAATGTTATTCATCAGAACCCAAATGACATACAAACAAAAATGAAAGGTCATTTAGGAACTAAACTACAGGATAAAAGCGAAATTGTTATTGGAGTTAGTATTGATAAAGAAAATGAAAGTAATAGAATCGTACAAAGTTTAGCAAGTAGAAACAGAAAACCAGACCCTTTTGAATTTACAATTAATGAAAACGGAATGCCAGAAATACAAGAAAATCAATTAACTGAACATCAATTAAATGGTAAAAAAGCACCTTAAATTTTTCTAATGATTTTTCAATTGTTTGGTTTTGTTCAGATTCCCCAAACATTTTAAACAATAAATCATACTCACTTATTAAGTCTTCTGGAATAGCAATATTGTAATTATTGAATTCACTTACAAACCATTCGTAACGCGCTTTATAATCTGGAGCAACAAAAATACTATTACCTCCAATTCTATTAACATTATCGTTTGTATTAATGAATCCAGAATTTAAAACACTATTAAAGTCATTATTATTTTTATCAATATCTGTATTTTGTTTTTGATTAAGCATAAATAATTATTAATAGTATTTTTCATTTGCTGTTTTTCTCTTATGACAACTTTTACATAATGGTTGTAAATTTTCTATTGCATTTTTACCACCATTAGCAATTGGTATTTTATGGTCAATTTGAAATTCTCTTTCTACTAAATCTGTTCTACAAATATTGCATTTATAATCGTTTGCTGATGCAATGCTTTGCTTTTCAAATTCACTAAATAATTTTCGTCTAGTTGTTTCGTCAAATTGTTCTTTTTTATTTACAAAAATAATACGGTATTTTGCCCTACTTAATGCAACATATAACAATTGATTAGCATCTTTATAATTAATCATAAAGTAGTCATATACCGGAATTATAACATTATTATAAGTGCTTCCTTGTGCTTTATGACAGGTTATAGCGTAAGGTCTTTTTAATTTAGCAAAGCTATTTTGATATTCTGCAAATCTAGTGTTGAGGTCTGTTAAGTATTTTTTGTTTTCATTAACGTTTTTACCCTTATTAATATGTTCATTATAAGTTTTTCTTTGTCCGTAAACACTAGCTGTTAAACCACCACCATTTTGACCATACAAACCACCGTGAATATACCTAATTGTTGCTTCTTCTCCATCACTATCAATAATTGTAAGTTTATTAAAAATTATTGTTTTTATCATTCCTGATTTTATTTCAAATGTTTCTGAACAGTTTTTTTTAATATCAACAATTTTAATAATATTTGATGTATAATATTTTGTTTCTTTATTTGTGTAAAATTGGTCAAACATTAAACTATCTCCAATATTAATTTCATTTAATCGATAATCTTTTTTCATTGATTTTGTACTACCAATTAACCAATTAAAATTTAATACAGATAAATTTTTAAAACACACAGCAACTGAATCATTGTTTTTGATTATTTCTTTTAGTTCTTTATCGTGAATATCATAATATAAAATATCAACTCCGTTGTTTTTTTTGGATGCTAAAGATATTGGATTAATATTAACGTGCATAAATTTCCTAAAATTATTTATCATTTTACCTAATTCTGAATCTGTTTTTTGTCTGTTCTGAATAGTAAGTGTAAATGTGTTTTCTTCAGGGATTGATGTAAATATTTTACTTACTTGAAATCCATCTGAATTTCTGGTTATGTTTTTATATTCTTCTTCAATAGGAGGCAATTGTAAATAATCACCAAGTAATATCAGTTTGCATTTATCTTTTAATCTTTCAATTAATTCAAATTTTTGAAAACTTATTAAACTAATTTCATCAATAATTAATAAATCAGGTATTTCACTAGGTGATGGAAATTTATAAGTTATTTCTGGTTTGTTTTCATGGTCTTTTTCAATTTTAAATTTTAAAAAACTATCAATAGTTTTTATTGTTGCGGTTTTTTTATAACCAGAACTTTGTAAAGACGCTTTTAAAACTGTTGTTACTTTGTTTGTAGCGCCTAAAAAAGTAACTTTTCCAGAATATTCATTTATAATATTAGTTATTAAAAATGTTTTTCCAGTTCCTCCAGCTCCATAAATACCAAAATAACCTTTTTGGCTTGAATTAAGAAAATCAATAATTTTTTCTTTGGCTTGTTTTTGTTCAGTATTAAGTTCCATAAGTTGGTAAAAAGAGAAAACCTCCAAACAAATGCACTACTATTTGCTGGAGGCTTCTCGGTTACGATAAATAAATTATCGTTAAACTTTCGATGTCGGTAGTGCTTCGACATAGCAATATTACGAATAAAAAAATAACCTACAAAATTAATTATAGGTTATTTTTATTAGAATGGTAATTTAATTTTTTATTACCTTTTTAAAATGGAAGATCGTCGTGTTCTTCTTCTTTGAAATCTGTTGCTGGAGCAGAAGACGATGGCTCTTGTTGGTGTGGTTGTTCATCACCATCTTTCTCAATTCGCCAGCCTTGAATTTGATTAAAATACTTTGTAACCCCTTCAGGATTTACCCATTCTCTACCTCTTAAATTGATAGAAACTTTAACTTGTTCTCCAACTTGATATGAATTTAAATCGTCAACTTTTGCTTGTGTAAATTCAACCATAATATGTTGTGGATACTGCTCTTTGGTTGTTACTACCAATTCCCGTTTTTTGAAACTTGCAGATACATCTTGAGTAGCTCCAATCATTTTTATTACTCCTTCTAATTCCATTGTTTAAAATTTTAATTTATTAATTGATTCTTTTATTTTTATTTCAAGTTTTTCAGATTCTTGAATAGCTATTTTATTCCATTCTGATATTTTTTTTACATCTGGATGTTTTTCAATCTTTGGTTTTATTGGCGTTCCTTTTTTTCCAATAACCTCAATTTCGACATCTATTTTCCAACCTAAATCTACTAAAGTGTCTTTTGTAAATTCTAAAATAAAAGGCTTAATACTTTCTGGTCTGAATGCTATAAACCAAACTTTTTCAAATTTTGGATTTGCAGTAAAGTAATGAATTATTTGACAAAGTTTATCTTTTGGTAATTCATTTTCGTAAAGTAATTTTGTGTGTTCTTTTCGGCTTAAACATTTTGCTTCTGCGCCAAATCTTTCACATTCCGAAATTCCATCTGGAGATTTTAAAGAAGCTGCAAGTGAATTATATAAGTTAGGTTTTGGATCACGTATTGAAAAGAAAATTAAAGAAGCAAGTAAGTCTGTTCCAGATAATTCAGAACTAATTGAAAAGCACATTATCAATTCAGAAGATTTAATTTTTCCTATTGATATTTTTCCTAAACCTATGCAAAATTATATTATGGAATGTAATCAAAAGTTAGATTCTAATATTGATTATATGGGTTGTTCTTTACTTTGGTTAATTTCTGTGTGTATTGGAAATTCTATTGAGGTAGAAGTTAAAAAAGGTTGGTTAGAAAACGCATCTGTTTGGCTTTCTTTAGTTGGTAAAGCTGGTATCGGTAAGACTCCGAGTATAAATAATATTATATTTCCTTTACAAAAAATCAATAGCAGAGAAATTAAAAAGTATTATAAAGAAATGGAGAAATACGATGCTTATATGTCGTTACCACCAAAAGAAAAGAAAGAGTCTTTAGAAGTTACACAACCAAGTAAAAGCCAATTTATTGCAAATGACATTACACTTGAAGCATTAGTAGATTTACACCAAGACAGCGATAATGTTGTAGGGGTTTTTAAAGATGAACTTGCAGGATGGTTAAAAGATATGAATAAGTATCGTGCTGGTTCCGATTTGGAATTCTGGTTATCTTGTTGGAGTGGTAAAAGTGTTTCATTTAATCGTAAGACTGCAAAGAGTTCATTTGTAGAAAAACCTTTTATTCCTGTTTTAGGTGGCATTCAACCAAGTATTTTAAACTCTTTTTATACTGAAGAAAACAAAGATAATGGTTTTATGGATAGAATGTTGTTGTCTTTTCCTGATAGTGTAATTGAATTATATAATGAGAATGAAATGGAATACGAGGTTTTAGACTGGTACAAAGAAAATATAGTTTCTTTTTATGATACTTTAAAAAGAATTATTAAAAGAGATTCCGACTGATATTTTCTTAATTCAAGCATATCGTAAATAATTTAACTTTTAATAAATATTCTTTTTCTAACTTATCAAATAATTGATAATCTATATAATTTGATATGAATAATTCACATTGCAAATCGTATAATCTTTGTAGTAAATTGTATTGCATAATTCGTTTTTTTATTTTAAACTAATTTTAAACCATTTTAAACCAAGTTTAAACCTGTGAGCTATTGATTTTGTTGGATTTTATTTGTTTATATGGTTTGACGCTGTTGCTATCAAAAAAAACTTGACTTTTTGTCCTATATCATGTTGGTATTAGGTATTATTATCAATAAGCGACAACCGTAGGGTGCCGAGTTATGAACATGAAACTAGTCAGGATTGAAATGTCCGATCAGGGGGCAATTGGCGTGCTAACGGTTGATAATTCAGTATTTTGTTTCGTCCTTGAGCCTGACAAAGACCAACAAGGCAAACTCTATATATTGCCAGGTTTATACCAATGCAGGCGCTTCCACGGCCAAAAATGGCCGAACACGTTTGAGATTGTCGTGCCTGGCCACACAGCGGTGCTGTTTCATTCTGGAAATACGGAGGCCGACACGCTCGGTTGCCTTCTGTTGGGCTCGTCAGTTGGCAAACTCAAAGGCAATCGCGCAGTTCTAAACTCCGGCGCAACATTCCAAGAATTTCTTAATATTACCAAGGCCTTACAAACCTTCCCGCTTGTCGTGGAAGATTGCTATTAATAACTATTATCAATAAGGAAGAAAGCACATGAAGAACTGGAGAACAACGTTATTTGGTGCACTTACGGCAGCAGCGAAGCCGAAGAAAAATAGCCCATACCAACACAACAGGAGAGACGACGATGAGAGTAATATATGAGGTGAAAAGTGGGCATTGGGCTAGTTGTTATGCCGACAAAAAAAGAAGGCTAAAAAATAAAGACGCCGACAAAATACGTAGTGTTTCCCCGTGCCGCATCCGCATAGACACGGGGGGATGTGACGGACCGACGGCAATGCTTATCAAAAATGAGATTTTTGAAATTGGAGATTAAACAAAAAGGAGCAAAAATGAGCGAAAAGAAATCCGAAACCGATAGGGCGAAACCCTACCAAGTAATGCTAAACCAGGCCCGCCGCGACAAGGCAAAAAAAATCGGCAAGGGCAATTTCAGTAAAGGCGTGCAGGACGCCCTGGACAACTACGCACTAACAGAAAACAAAGGTGTAAAAAATGACTGACTGTGTTAGTTGCAAAC